TAATGCTACCCCTGTCGATGGTGGGGATGAATACGATTTCATCTTCTCAGTAGACCAATCTCAGGTATTTTTTAAGAATGAGAACCACGGATATGTCTATACCATTGCAACAAGCACCATTTTGGATTTATCTGGCACCATAACGACCGAAAGTGGTACGACTGTTAGTGGTAGTCCTACGGTAACATTGTTTGCAGCTAACCCTGCAATTCAGGTTGGTCAAGTGGTTACTGGCACGGGAATCCCTGCTGGTACTTATGTTCTAACCGTATTTGGAGCGTCTCTGACGTTATCACAAAATGCTGCCTCTTCTGCTACCTCTACTCTTACCTTTACTACCTCTTATCCTGGTACTACTGTATCAGGTGCTGTTTTCGTAGACGGTTACTATGTTGTTGGAACTCCCGAAGGACTGTTGTATAACAGCAACGTGGAAGACCCTACGACTTGGCAAGCCATTAACTATCTTGGCGTGGTGTCTGATGCCGACCCATTATTGTGTATTGGTAGAACTATTAATTACATCGTTACGATGGGGTCTCATCATATTGAGTTCTTCTACGATGCAGGTGTAAGCCCAGGCAGTCCATTCCTTCCTTACCAGAACTCTGTAATTCAGTTTGGTGTAGCAGCAGAAGATTCTTTAGTACAAATGGACAATACCCTTGTTTGGATGGGTACAAGCCACCAAAAGGGCTTTCAAATGATGGCTATGTCAGGCCAGACTCCTCAAATTATCTCTAATCAGTATATTGAGAGGATTATCAATAACTGTAATCCTGACTCTGCTTATGCCTTTAGTATTAAGACATCAGGGCATTCATTATACGTATTAACCCTTAGAGACTTAGGGTATACCCTAGTATATGATTTTGCTCAAAACGGCTGGACATACTGGACTTCCACTGAAAATAACGTAGAAGGTTATTTTAAGGGTCAGTTCTATACCAAGTTTCAGAACATGGACTTAATCCAACATGAAACCAATGGTAAGGTCTATGAGTTTGACCCCAATACATATCAAGATGATGGCAATCCTATTACCGTATTAGCTCGTACCCCATTAATAGATGGCGGTACTAACCTACGTAAGTTCTGGAGAAGTGTCCAAGTAGTAGGAGATAAAATTGATTCTTATGCCCTATTACGATATACCTCAGATGATTATCAAACATATTCTGCGTGGCAGAACGTTAACCTAAATACCTCTAAATCCGAAGTCCATAGACTAGGACAAGGGCGTAGAAGGTCATTTGACTTACTTCACCAAGATAACGTACCATTGAGACTCGAATATTTCGAAGTAGACGTGGAATCGGGGGATACGTGATAACTTACCAAGAAGAAGCCTATTCTAAGTGTATAGATGAGCTTAAAGCCATTTATCCAGAGCATTATGAAGAATTGGCAGTAGAGAAGTCTGTACCACTTGAACCAGACTATGAAACATACCTTCTTCTTGAAAAACTTGGTAAAATCAGCTTAATAACCTGTCGTAAAGACAATGAATTAATTGGGTACATAATGTTCTTCATTAATACCCATATGCACTATAAGTCTTGTAAAGTAGCACATGAAGACATTTATTATCTAATGAAGCCTTATAGACAAGGTAGAATTGGGATAAAATTGTTCCAATACGCTGAACAAGCAATGAGAGAGAAAAAAATAGACAGGATTATCTTTGGTACTAAGGTGTATCTAGATAATTCTAAATTGTTCGAATATTTAGGGTATAGATTCTATGAGAAATTATATACCAAACTACTCTAGGATGAAACATGAGTGATTCAGTCAGCAGTTTTTTTAGTGGCGTTGGAGATGTAGCTTCCAGTGTTGGTAATGCCGTTGGAGGCGTTGCTCAAGACATTGGTAATTTGGGAGCAGGTTTTGACCAATTTGTTGGGTCTTCAATCCCAGGTGGATGGGCAGGATTAGGTGCTTTAGGTGCTGCTGCGTTTACTGGTGGTGCTTCTCTTGGACTAGATGCTGGATTAGTTGCTTCTGCTGATGCTACTGCCGCAGGATTGGGATATTCTTCTGCTGCCGAGGCTATTCAAGCTGGTGCCATTACTGCTGAAGGATTAGGACTTCCCGCTGCTACGACTGCTGCTGATTTAGCTGGTGTATCAGGTTCTGCTTCTGCAGGTTTTTCTGGATTGGGTAGTGCTACTTCTGGAGCAGGTGCAGCCTCATCTTTCACGCCTGAAATGTTAGCGGCTGCTCAAGCCTCTTCTGACCCAGTTGGAATGTTGTCTTATTTGTCAGGTGCTACTCCACAAGAGATTGCTGCAGCTACTGGTTCAGGAGCACAAGCAAGCACATTATCACAGATGCTTGGATATGCTAAAACTGGTGCTGACATCGTTGGTGGCGTAGGAAAGATTGCTGGTGGTATTAACGCATTAGGTGCTGGTAATAAAATTGGAAATTTACAAGCTGACCCTTATGCTCAGTATCGTGGACAAGCTGCTTCACAATTACAGAACCTATTAATGAACCCACAGTCTGTTACTCAGACTCCTGGATACCAATTTAACTTGTCACAAGGTATGCAAGGTTTACAGGCTCAACAAGCAGCACAAGGACGATTAGTCTCAGGTGGTGCTTTGTTACAAGGTCAACAATATGGACAGAATTTAGCTTCTCAAACATACCAACAACAACTACAGAACCTATCTACATTGTCAGGTGCTAGTCAATCTCCTGCTACTGGTGCTACTTCACAGGCTGGTTTAATTGCTGGACAACTAGGCGGTCAATTAGGTGGTTGGCAAGGTATTGCTGGTGGTGCTGGAAACGTATTAAACCCACTACAGACTTTGTACTCTCAGTATAATCAATCATCCCCTTCTGTAAGTTAAGGAACTATTATGGCAGCAGGAATTGGAACCGAATTATTTAATTTAGCTTCTAGCTTTGACCCCTACGGTGCGTATCGTGAAGGTGGTATGGCTCCTCAGAAGTATGATATTGAGCAACAAAAGCTAGACGTACAACAACAAGCCATGAAAGAAGCTCAACAAGAGTTGGGTGGAGCTAAACCTGCAGGAATGCAAGCTGGAGCACAACCTTTAGCTGGAATGGCTAAGAGTATGTTCCCTCCAGGTGTTGAGTTACAGACTCCAGATGGTATTCCTACCTCTTCAGGATTGTTTCAACAACAGATGACAAACTCCCAACAAGATTTAACTGCTTCTCAAAAGATGATGAAAGAAGCTACTGTTGCTAAAGCAATGGGTGATACCAAGAATTATGCTAATTTAGTATCTGAAGCTCGTCGTTTACAGACTACAGCCACCATTAACATGGGTAATGCCAAGAAAGAGTATCAAAAGTCTATTGATGATGGTCTAGAGTCTTTATATGGCGCAAATAGCCAGACTGAATACAATCAAAGACTACAAGATGCTTTAACTCGCACAGGTATGCCAATGCCAAAAGGAATTCCTGAAACATGGAGCCCAGATGTTCGTGCAACATTACTTTCTAAGATGTCTCCTGAGGCTCGTACTAAAGTTGAAAAAGAAGACCGTGCTGAAAAGAAAGCAGTTTCTGATGAAAAACATCGTCAACTTCAAGACCAAAGATTAGAAGCATTACTTCGCAATGGTCAAGGCGGTGGTAAAGAATCTCCTCAAGCTACTCGTGTTATTCAAGCCTTTACACAAACTGCAGATGCTTTAACTAACGTTGCAAACTTGCCAATTACAACTGGCCCAATGTTTCAACAGAAGCAATTTGGCAGTTTATACACAGCCCCACTATCAGCATTAAATCAAAGGCTATCAGACGAAACTGCACAGATGTTACAGACTCGTATGACTGGTGTTGCTCGTGGATTGGCGGCATTAGAATCTGGCGGTGCAGCAACTGGTTTAGTAGGGTTGACTGAAAGTATTGCTCAAGGTACTTTTATTCCTGCTGGTGCTAAATTAGAAGTAGCCTTAGATAAGATGGGTGAGATGCGTCGTATTGTTGAATCATCTGCTAAAGCTCAATTAAATGACCCTAGATTATCTCCAGAGCGTAAACAATTAATTAGTGATGGATTGGAAGACGTTAAAAAAGCCATTCCATTTACTCAAAAGGATATTGATAAAGCAAGAGCAGAAGCTAAAAAGAGTCCTAATATGAGCTTTACAGAATTCACTACTAAATATCCAGTTGGTCAAGGCCCTATTGATGCTAAGAAAACTAAAGTTGGTGAATCCCCAGTAGTAACTACCCAAGAACAATATGATGCCTTGGCACCTGGTGCTACTTATATTGAAGATGGAAAAACGTTTAGGAAACCATAATGAGCAAATTCGGTGGTATTCCTGTCGAAGATGCTCCAGTAGCAACTGGCTCTAAGTTTGGCGGTGTTACTGTAACAGATATTCCTGCAGAAGCTCCTGTCAAAGAGGACAAGTTTGCTGGAATGATGGACTTTCAAAAAGACCAATCTAAAAAGATGCAAGAGTTCACTAAAGAACTTACTACTCGTGACCCATCTCAAGCTGGCAAAATGTCTGGTCAAGATATACTTGAAAAGATTAAATCAAGTGCTGGTATGGGTGCCGCTATTGGTGGTGGAGTAGGTCTCATTGGAGGCCCTGCTACTGCTCTAGGTGGTGCTGCAATGGGTGGACTTGCTGGTGCTGCAGGTGGTGGACTAAGCGCATTAGCCCAACAATTAGGTTATGGCGAGAAGACTCAACAATTAGCCGATATGATTGGTGCTGGTGCCGTTCCTGCACAAGCTGGTATTAAAATGATTGCTGATAACAAACTTGCTAAACAGGCTGGTGGTTTGGTTAGCGATTTAGCTAAATCAATGATTCCTAAGTACGGTACATTACGTAAGATTGCTTCATTCCTTCCTGAAGCTAAGATTTCAGGTGGTGCTGCTGAAGCCGCATTAGGTGAGAAAGCAGTTACTGCAGGGGCTACTACCCAAGCTCGTGATGCGTTTAAGGCTGAATTACAAGCTACTCATGGAGAAGGTGCTAACGTTAATAGCCTATACGAAAAAGCTAAAACTTCTTATGACAACGCTCTTGTTGGTAAAACTAGAGAAGAATTAGGTCAAGAGTTTGCTAAGATTGTTAAAGACCTTCCAGAGGCTTCTCGTGCATCTTCCGTAAGTAAAATTGAAAAGTTCTTTATTGACGAGAATAAAAACTTATTAAGTGGTAATGATGTCATCAACAATATTAAGTCTGACGCATTTAAAGCGTTAAGCAAACAAGAACAAGATGCAGTCCGCAGAGTTATTAATGACTTTATTCCAGGTAAAGCAGAACAAGTGGCTCGTAATGCTGCAGAAAAAGAGTTTGTTGCTATTGCTAAAGATACATTACCAGAGTTGTTTAAAAGCAACAATTACAACATTATTAATAGACAAATGGGTAATTTTGCTAAAGATGAAGTTGGACAAAAGGTATTTAAACAAGAATTAGCTTATTACCTTAAAGGTCGTCCCGTAGAGCAAGCTAAGACACTTTGGTCTAATATTGCTCCTAATGTTAAAAATCTTATTATTAAAGACCCAGAACAATTTAAAAAGATTAGTGATGTGATTAACAACGCTAAAACTGGTAAAGATGTATCTCGTGCAGCAAGTTTATTAATGAAGGCTGGCTATATTTTAGCCGTATCTGAAGACAATCAATGAACATATTATTATTAGACCCT